ACTATACGCTAGAGGCGAACAGTCTATACAAAAATATAAGGATGAGTTATCTATAAACGGTGATTTGTCCTATTTAAATTTAGACTGGAAGCCAGTACCAATTATATCTAAGTTTGTTGACATAGTTGTTAATGGTATGTCTGATAGATTATATGATATAAAAGCTTACTCGCAAGATCCATTTGGTTTAAAAGAGAGAACGGAATACGGTAGAGCTATAATGTCTGATATCAAGATGAAGGGTTTTAACGAATTTGCAGCTCAATTTGGGATGGACTTGACAGAGAGTAATATTGACAAATTACCAGAGACAGTTGAAGAAGGAGAGCTCTATATGCAGTTGACTTACAAGCAAGCTGTAGAGATCGCTGAAGAACAAGCATTAAATGTTTTGTTTGAAGGTAATAATTATGACTTAATAAAAAAGAGGTTTTACTATGATTTAACGGTTTTGGGGATGGGTGCTGTTAAAACAAATTTTAATACTTCTGAGGGGGTTGTTATAGATTATGTTGATCCCGCTAATTTAGTATACTCTCACACAGATTCACCGTATTTTGAAGACATATATTACGTTGGTGAAGTAAAGACGATTCCAATAAACGAGCTAGCAAAACAATTCCCACATCTATCAGGTGATGATCTTGAGGATATAATTAAAAACAAAACGTTTAGCAAAAACAATAATACTACAAGATTTTCTTCTGACAAAGAAGACAATAACACTATTCAAGTTTTGTATTTTAACTACAAAACCTACATGAATGAGGTTTACAAGGTTAAACAAATGGCAACTGGAGCTGAAAAAATTATACCTAAAGACGATTCGTTTAACCCGCCAGAAGAAAAAGAAGGCGTATATAGTAAAATGCTAAGATCTATAGAGTGTCTTTACGAAGGTGCTATGATACTAGGTACTGAAAAGCTACTAAAATGGGAGATGGCTAGAAATATGATGCGTCCTAAAAGTGATTTTACTAAAGTAAAAATGAACTATTCTATTGTTGCTCCAAGAATGTACAATGGAAAAATTGATTCACTAGTAAAGCGTATAACTGGTTTTGCTGACATGATTCAGTTGACACATTTAAAGCTTCAACAAGTGATGTCAAGAATGGTTCCTGATGGTGTTTACTTAGATGCTGATGGTTTAGCTGAGGTAGATTTAGGTAATGGAACAAACTACAATCCACAAGAAGCTCTAAACATGTTCTTCCAGACTGGGTCTGTTATAGGTAGGAGCTTTACAAGTGAAGGTGATATGAATCCAGGTAAAATACCTATTCAAGAAATTACATCTGGTTCTGGTGGAAATAAAATGCAAGCTCTTATAGGTAACTATAATTATTACCTACAAATGATAAGAGACGTAACTGGGCTTAATGAAGCTAGAGATGGTAGTACCCCAGATGCAAATGCTTTAGTTGGGGTTCAAAAACTAGCCGCAGCAAATTCTAATACAGCTACTAAACACATACTACAAGCTGGGCTATTCTTAACCGCTGAAACGGCAGAGTGCTTATCTTTAAGAATATCTGACATTATAGAATATTCTCCAACGAAAGACGCTTTTATTCAAGCTATAGGAGCTCACAACGTGGCTACGTTAGAAGAGATGTCAGAGTTACACTTATATGACTTTGGTATATTTATTGATTTAACACCTGATGAGGAGGAGAAAGCTAAGCTAGAAAACAACATCCAAATGGCTTTGCAGCAAAAGCTCATAAACCTTGAAGACGCAATAGATCTTAGAGAGATTAAGAATATAAAGCTAGCGAACCAACTGTTAAAGATAAGGAGAAGCAAGAAAGAAGAGAGAGACAGGGAGATACAACTAGAAAACATAGAAGCCCAAACACAATCTAACACTCAAGCCGCTCAAGCAGCTGCTCAAGCTGAGATACAAAAAAACAAAGCTATGCTTGACAATCAGAGTGAACTAGAGCAACTAAAAGCTCAAATCGCGTCTCAAAAAATGCAACACGAAATGGAACTTAAAAAAGAGTTAATGGCTTTAGAGTTTCAGTATAATATGCAGCTTAAAGGGACTGAGGTTGACAATATTAAAGGCAGAGAGAAGCAGAAAGAAGATAGGAAAGACGAAAGAACAAAAATACAAGCCACTCAACAAAGTGAGCTTATAGATCAAAGAAACAATCAAAAACCACCTAAAAACTTTGAGTCCGCAGGTAATGATATACTAGGTGGAGGATTTGATTTAGGTTCTTTTGATCCTAGTTAGAATTTATTAATTATTATTATATTATATTATGGCAGAAAAAGAAGAGCCAATCGCAAATGACGAAACTGGCAAAATTAAAGTAAAAGCAAAAACAGAAAAACAACCAGATGGTAATGAAACGAAAGGGAACGTTACAAAGGTTAAGGCAAAAATGAAAAAACCTACTGAGGTTGTCGAACAAGCAATAACAAAGGTTGATTTAAGCAAACCGGTAGAAGAAACTAAGGTTGAAGAGGTTGTTGAAGAAACTCAACCAGAAGAAGTTTCAGAAACACCAGTGTTACAAGAGATCACTGAAGAGCAAACAGCTGTTGAAGAAATAGCTGAACAAGCTGAAGAAGCTATAGTTAAAGCCGAGGTTACTGGAGAACCACTACCGGAGAACATTCAAAAGCTAGTAAGCTTTATGGACGAAACTGGTGGAGATTTAAATGACTACGTTAAGCTTAATCAAGATTATAGCCAAATGGATAATCAAGATTTACTACAAGAGTATTACAGTCAAACAAAACCTCATTTAAACAACGAAGAAATTAACTTCCTTATGGAAGACAACTTCTCATTCGACGAAGATATAGACGACGATAGAGAAATACGCAGAAAAAAATTAGCGCTTAAAGAGCAAGTTGCTAGCGCTAAAAGCCACTTAGACGGGCAAAAGTCTAAATACTATGAAGACATTAAAATGGGTTCTAAGCTTACGAGTGAGCAACAAGAAGCAATTAATTTCTTTAATAGGTACAACAAGGAGTCAGAAGCAACTCAAAAAACAGTTAAAACGAACTCTGATATTTTTACACAGAAAACAAATAATGTTTTCAACGACACGTTCAAAGGTTTTGAATACAACGTCGGTGACAAGAAATACAGGTTTAATGTAAACAATGTTGAAGAGATTAGAGACACTCAGAGCGATATAGGCAATTTCACTAAAAAGTTTTTAGACGAAAATTCTGCTTTAAAAGATGCTAAAGGTTATCATAAATCTCTATATACAGCAATGAATGCAGACGCTGTTGCGAAACACTTTTACGAACAAGGAAAAGCAGATGCTATGAAAAATAGTATTGCTAAATCTAAAAACGTGGATATGAATCCAAGACAAAGTCATGAGGCTGTTGAAGCTGGAGGCATTAGAGTAAAAGTATTAGGTGATAGTTCTTCTGATTTTAAGTTTAAAATTAAAAACAATAAATTTAAAAATTAAAAATTAAAAAATTATGGCAATTACAAATGGCCCAAATTTAAATAGTGTTGCAGCTTCGCAAAAGCAATTACTATCTACAAACTACCTGGATTTAGCTTCAACAGCTAACGAGGGATGGGCACAACAATATTTACCAGATCTTATGGCGCAAGAAGCAGAGGTATTTGGTCCTAGGACTATATCTGGATTTCTTTCACAAGTAGGAGCTGAAGAGGCAATGCAAGCTGATCAAGTTGTATGGTCTGAACAAGCAAGATTACATATTTCATTAAAAGGTACTATCATCACAGCTGGAGATACTACTGGTACGTTTACAGTATTAACTGATATCGATGGTAATGTCGCTGTTGATGGATTTACTTTAGCTGATCACGGTGTTAGAAATCATGACATCGTTTTATTATCAACTCCAGGAGTTGTAGTAAGAGCAATGGTAGAATTAGTTGATGGTGTAACAATTACAGTTATGCCTTATGATGCTGCTGACTGTTCTGCTCTAGCTACTACGGCAAGTGGATGTACTTTATTAGTTATCGGTTCTGAATACAAAAAAGGTGATAACTATGATGGAGCAACTACAAAAGGTGCTAACGAACCTACTTTTAAATCTTTTAGTAACAAACCAATTATCATGAAAGATAATTATACTGTTTCTGGTTCTGATGTTTCTAGAATTGGATGGGTTGAGGTGGCTGCTGAAGATGGTTCATCTGGTTACTTATGGTACTTAAAAGCTGAGGCTGATACAAGAGCTCGTTTTAACGACTACTTAGAAATGTCTATGCTTGAAAGTGTTAGAGGTTCTGGAGCAAATGTAGTTGACACTGAATTAGGAGCTTCTGCTAATAACGTAGGTACTCAAGGTTTGTTTTCAGCTATTGAAGATAGAGGTAATATTACTACTGGTGTTACTGGTGTTAACGCTGCAACTGATTTAGCTGAATTCGATGCTATCTTAGCTGAGTTTGACAAGCAGGGTGCTATTGAGGAAAACATGATGTTCGTAAACAGAGCTACTTCGTTAGCAATGGATGACATGTTAGCTTCTATGAATTCTTACGGAGCTGGTGGTACTTCTTACGGAGTATTTGATAACTCTGAAGATATGGCATTAAACTTAGGTTTCTCTGGTTTCAGAAGAGGTTCTTACGACTTCTACAAGTCTGACTTTAGATACTTGAATGACTTAGCAACAAGAGGTGGTATTAATTTAACTGCTGGTTCTGAAGCTATTAGGGGAGTAATTGTTCCTGCTGGAACATCTACTGTTTATGACCAAATGTTAGGAAAAAATCTTAAGAGACCATTTTTACACGTTCGTTATAGAGCTTCTCAAACTGATGACAGAAGAATGAAATCATGGGTTACTGGTTCGGTTGGTGCTGCAACTTCAGCATTAGACGCGATGGAAATCCACATGCTTTCTGAAAGATGTTTAGTTACACAAGGTGCTAACAATTTCATGTTAATGAAATAAGCATTTATATTTAAAGAGTTGGGGCTTCGGCCCCGACCCTTTTATTTTTATTAATTTATATTATATTATATTATGGCTAAAAAAGCTAAAAAAACAGAGAACGTTGAGGTAGAGCCTCAAATTGAAACAATGGAAGAAGTGGTTACAGAATTTTTTGAAGAAACTGTAGTTGCGGAACCAAAAGCAAGAGAAAGAAAAGTACCATCTAATGAGTGGGAAATTAAAGATAGAGTCTACTATTTAAAAAATAAAAAAAGACCACTATCATACATGGTTAAATCTGCCGGTATCTACTATTTTGACGAAGAAAAAGGTTACGAAAGAGAACTTAAATATTGTCAAAACCAAAGAACATCTTTTGTGGATGAGATGAAGGGTGATCAACGACTAGAGCATATTATTTTTAGGAACGGAGCTCTTCATGTAACTAGAGAGAAGCAAACTTTACAAAAACTACTATCATTATACCATCCTCAAAAAAATGTTTTATTCGAAGAATACAAACCAGCACAAGAAGCCGCTGATGAAATTGATGTATTAAACATTCAAGTTGACGCACTAATTGCGGCTAGAAACGTTGATATAGACATGGCAGAAGCTATCATGCGTGTAGAGAGAGGTTCTGAGGTATCTAAGTTGAGTTCTAAAGAACTTAAAAGAGATTTATTAGTATTTGCAAGAAACAACCCTAAACTCTTCTTAGAGTTAGCGGATGACGAGAATGTAATGCTAAGAAACTTTGGTATTAAAGCTGTTGAAGAAGGAATATTAAGATTGTCTTCTGATCAAAGAAATTTCTTATGGGGTTCTAACGGAAGAAAACTAATGGTTATACCATTTGATGAGCATCCATACACTGCTTTAGCACATTGGTTTAAAACTGATGAAGGTATGGAAATCTTTTCTAACATAGAAAAAAGATTAAATAATTAATCAAACTGTAGATGCGGTCGCTCTACGGGGCGATCGTAAACTACAAATCAAATTATATGGAAAAGAAATCAAAAGGATTAGGCGACTCAATAGAAAAAATTACAAAAGCAACAGGGATAAAAAAAGTTGTAGACACGGTTAGTAAGGTTGTTAAAAAAGATTGTGGCTGTGGAAAAAGAAAAGACACTTTAAATAGATTATTCCCTTATAATAAATAAAAGAAATTATGGTTAGTATAGATAC